CTAGGCGCCGAGCCGTCCGCACTGCGCGGTCAGGGCTGGGGCTTCCGAACGGCCGGCGTCGGTGTCGGTGATGGCGTAGGTCCGCTCGCCGATAACGAGATGATCGCCGGCGGTCGCGTCGGCGTCGTGCGGCAGGAGGACGTTCCAGAGCGTGACGCCGCGCAGGTCGCCGTAGGCGTCCTTGAGGACGGAACGCTTGGGCATGACCCGGCCCACGGTCGTCTCGACGGTCTCCCACTCGTCCGACTGCTGGTTGTAGCGCTGGATCTCGACCGTGTCGGGCATCAGGTCGAGCAGCGCGCGGCGCATGGAGTCCAGCTCGCCTTGCTTCAGCATGTGTCGCTCCTCACGATGTGCCCGATGGCGACGCGGCTCCGGCGGCGCAGCCGCACCGCCAGAACGAGCATGCGGGCGGCCTGCGTTCCGCGCGCGACTGCCTGATCGCCCGACCGGATGTCGCACTCGCCCTTCACCCGCGCCGCCCACATCTCAAGCACGTCGGCGCCTGCTGCCGCCGGGTCGTAGGATGACCCCACGATGCTGACCGGCCCCGGCTGGTGCGCCTCGAAGGTCCATCTGCCGCGCGCCCAGTCGCCGGACTCGGGCTCGACCTCAGCGAAGTCGGGACCGTAGAGGGTCGCGCCCTCCTCCCAGTCGCCGATCGGGCTTCCGAGGCCGAGCCCGTGCCTCCACTCGCGGCGTAGGAGCGCCGCGTACTCGATGTGGGTCACGCCGCCGCCCTCCGCGATCGTGGCCAGCGGGGTCAGCTCCAGATACCGCTGGTCCGCCCTGCGTCCGTCCAGCGCCATCTGGAGGTCCTCGTCGTCGAATGCCTGGTCGTCGCCCGCGGGGTCGCCGACCAGCGCGCGCAGCCGGGCGATCAGGTCGGCCATCGTCTCTCGTGCAGCCATGCGTCCTCCTCCGCCCGGGCGGCGCTACCACCAGCCCGTCATCTTCCATGCCCGGTTGGCCCGGGCGTCGCTGTAGGCGAGATTGAGAGCGTCCATGTCGTCGGGCGATCGTCCGAGGCGCCGCTTGGTCTCGTGCTTCGGCTCGACGACGCGCCTGCCTTCGGCATCGAGCTTCCAGCGGGGCGCCATGGCCTGCCGCCGCAGAAGCCTCATCGCGGTCTCCGAGAGCCGCGCCAGGTCGAGGTCGCCTCGTCCGGCTCGTTCGGCCACGGCGAACCACAACTCGCTGCGGCGGTTCGGGTAGTCGTCGGCGCTCAGGGCACGTGAGCCCGCGCCGCATCCTTGGAATGCGTAGTCGCCGCGCTGGTCCACGACCCCTCCGCCCACGCCGTCGTCGTCCACGGTCACAGCAACCGACCGGGGCGACTCGCCGGGGCCGGCATACTCGGCGCATAGCTGCTTAATCCGGCCCGCGATCTGGGCGGTGCTCCAACCGTTGTGCGTCTCGTGGTGGAGCGCCGCCCGGCCGCGCCGCACGACCATGCTCGTGTAGTCGTCGCCGAACCTGGCCACGTCGCAACCGAGAGACGTCGGCGCGTCCGGCGGCGCCCCGTCCCGCGCCTCGACGCTCCTGGCCCACGCGGCCTCCGTCCAGACTGCGCACGAGCCCTGCGACGGCCACCGGCCCAGGACGCGGCTCTCGAAGACCGGTCCCGGGCGGAAGACGGCGCCGCCTCCGGGTGGAAACTCGATGTCGGATGCCGTCCTGTCGCCGGCCGCGATGGGCGTGCAGTTGCGCGCGATCTGCTCCTCGAGCCACGCGAGCCGCACGGCGCCGGGGTACGGAGCCGACCTGCCGCGCAGCTCGGCCTCGATGTTGGGATGGTCGAGCGCGCTGATGGTGATGACATGGAAGCGTCCCGACACATCCTCGTCGTAGGCGCGGGCCGACTGATCGGTCGGGTTGCAGATGGCCAACCACCGGCACTCGTCGCCGGTCATCATGCCCTCGGCTTCTTCCCACAGGCCGGCCTCGATGCCCACGCACTCGTCGAAGACGATCAGCACGTGCTCGGCGTGCCTGCCCTGGAACGCCGCCTCGTCGCGCGTCGTGTAACCAACGGCGAAGTGATCGGGCGAGGTCTCGAGGCGCGGCGCCTTGGGAAGCAGGCCCGGCCTGCCACGACGCTGCAGCCGGACCTCCTTCCACAGCACGTCCACCACCTGCCGCTGGGTCGGCGCCGTCGCGATCGCGATGCCGGGTCGGAAGCAGTCGAAGTGCCAGTTGATGAGCCCGGCCGCGACGTGTGTCTTGCCGACGGCGTGGGAGGCCTTGACGAGCACGCGCCGGTGCCTCAGAAGCGCCTCGGCGACTTCGCGCTGCCGATCCCACCACCGAACCCCCAGGACCTCCTGGGCGTAGGCGACGGGCGAGGCGCGGTAGATCGGGATGCGGGCCTCGTCGAAGCCCGGATCCGGGTCGGTCGGCTTCGGGTTGCGCCTCGCCCGTTCGGTCACCCTCTCGCTCCCGGGGTCAGAGGTCGTCGGGAAGCCGAAAGGCCATGGCCTTGCCGGTCATGCCCACCTCGAAGTCGAGGTGGATAGACCCGTCGGACTGGGCGAACCGGGCCGACTCGACGGTCAGGTACTGCACCCCCGACGTCGCCGCTACGGTCACGGTCTTGTCGCCGATGCCGCGCCGGAACGCCGGATCGGCCGAACCGGCCTTCACGGTCACGGTGTGGTCGCTCCCGTGCGTGTTCGTGATGCGGACGACCAGCTTGCGCGTGTCGCCTCCGGCCGCGATGCTGGCGCCGTTGGCCGGCGCGATCGTGGTCCCAGCCGGCTCGGCCACGCCTGCGCTGAGGCTAAGCTGCGTGATGGCCACACTGTCTCGTGCCATGCGTTGTGCTCCTTTCGGACTTCCGATGATGCCGACATAGGGGCAATTCATGAATTGCCCCTATGGTCGTCTCGTCAGGACTTGCTCGCGACCAGGCAGGCGAGGGCGCTGGGCCGGGTCACGCGCGCGCCGTAGAGATGCAGCGCCTTGACGGCGTCGGCGAAGCGCAGGGGTGGGCGGTAGGCTTCCACCTCGCGGATCTGCTGGGCGAAGGTCCAGGCCTCGGGCACGCCCGCGATGATCTTGTAGGCCGCCAGCGCGGTGTTCGCCACGTTGTTGGACACGTAGATCGTCATGCCCGCGGCCTGGCCGACCTCGCCGTTGCGCAGCACCCGGTCGCTCGTGACGGTGCCCGCCTTGACGAAGCGGTCGTCCTTCAGGAGCAGGCCATAGCACCACGGCGGCATGACGCAGAACCGCCCGGAGCGCGGGGCGTTGGCCTCGTCGAGCCGAACGCCCAGATCTACGATGAGCTCGTAGAGCGTGTCCGAGCTCGGGACCTCCGGGTCGGCGTCGCTCCCGATGAAGTTGGCCGTCGCGATCTGGGTGTGCAGCCCGGCCAGGTACTGGTCGGCGTCGTCCGAGAGGGCGTAGGCGGTCTCGCGCATGGCCGCGTCCATGAGCTTGGGCGCCTGCTGCGCGCGGTCCACGTCGTCAATCTGGAAGTTGACGTAGCGCGCGCGGTTGATGACGAGCGTCGTCTCGGCGTCGGTCAGCGTCTGCGGGGCCGAGATGTCGGTGTCGCGGGTGTAGTCGGCGACCGTGACCGGGCCGATGGCGTGGATGCGCACCGTGTCGCCGCGGCCGCGAATGTCGCCCTCGTAGTCGCGGTTCATCACGCCGGGCTGGCCGTAGACCTGCGTCTTGTGGAGGTTGTGCAGCAGTCGCGCCGCCCAGACCTCCGGTATGAAGTTGCTGAGGCTCACGTGTGTCCCTCCTCCTGTGCGTTCAGTGCGGCGGAGCCCGTGCGGGGCCCGCCGGCCGTCATCGGGCCGCCAGGGCCCCTTCGATGGCCTCCCACTGGGCGTTGATCTGCTCGGGCGTCATGCGCCGGATCGCCTCCACCGTGAGGGTGCGGCGTCCGTCGCGCGGCGGGTTTGCAGGACCCGAACCGTCGTCCGGCCGCGAGGCGCCCTCGCCGCGCAGCCACGGCCGGGCTTCGGCCAGTTCGCGGACAAGGGCGTCCACGTTGGTCGGCGCGCCCGATGGGTCGCGCTCGACGCGGGCCAGCTCCATCAACCGGAATGCCGCGTCCTCGTCAACGATCCCCGCGCGGCGTGCGCTGCGCTCGACCTCGATGCGCACTTCCAGCGAGCGAGCCCGCTCCTCGGCGGCGCGGGCTCGCTGCTCTGCGGCTTCGAGGCTCTCCTGAAGAGCCCTTGCGTCATCCATCCCTCACCTCCATCACGGCGCATCCCGTCGCCGCCAGCGTGTCGTCCCATGTCCATCGTCGGCCCGAATCGGCATCGAGGCCGTCGGACGCGCCGTCAAGGCCGTCGTCGCAGGCGCGCAGGCGCACCCAGGCGACCCCGACGCGCTCCGCCGCCAGCGCTTGCTCAAGATCGCGCCACTGTCGGTCCGTCAGCAGCGTGCTGCACCCGCGCATGTCTCGCCCGCCGGCGCCGTCTCGGAGCGGGGCGCCGAACATGGTCCTCTCGGCATCGCCGCCCGGGAGGACGCGGGCCGCCGCCCTTCCTCCCGCCGCCGCCTGATCGGCCGGCGCCATCAGGTGGACGCGCCACACGTAGTCGCTCACTGTGTCTCCATTCCTACCGCGCCCATCGTCACACGCCTGCCCAGTCGCGCAAGTACCGGGCCAGGGCCTCCCGCTCCGGCGCATTGAGGGCTCGCGCCACGACCACCCATGCCCCTACGACTCCCTTCAGCGGGTAGAGCGGCGTCCCCGCCCGCTCGGCCGCGCCGATCGCGAACCGATCGAGCGTCGTCGTCCCAACGTCCATCGCCCCGCTGCTCTCGGACGCGCCGACGGCAATCCGGGCCACGACGCCGGGCATCTCGCCGAACGTCGCGACGACCACCTGAGCCTGGTTGACCGTCATCGCCGGCCCGGTGAGCGAGACCCAGGCGGCCCCGTCGTCGCGCCGGTACTGCGTGCAGGCCGAACCCGTTACGTAGACCATCGTGTACGGCGTGCTCGTCGCCGAGTTGCCCATGCCCTGGAGGGCGCGGCTCGACGTGTCCGTCACCTTGGCCGCGATCCCGAGCGTGAACGGCTTGTCCGACCCGCTCAACACGGCGCCGAGACCGGCGAGGATGAGCCGATCGTCCACGCCGTCGAAGCTCAGCCCGGACCTGCCCGAAGGGAAGGCCGCGGCCTGGAGCGTTGGCTTGTGCGCCAGCGTGGACTGCAGCGCGTGACGCCCGGCGCCCGACCGGTCCGGCACGCCCCCCACCGGATCGCCCGGGCCGGCCGGCGTCGTCATGGCTGCATCCTGGTAGAGCGTCAGGTGCGCCTCCGACCATGCCGCCAGACCCGCAAGGCGCGCCGGGCTCCAGGCGCCGCGCAATCCGGTCAGGCCGATCCCGAGGCCAACCATGTCAGTAGAGCCCCACGATCGAAGACGCCGTCGTGTCGGTCGCGAATACGCGCTTGACGCGAACGGGCAGGACGCCCACCGGCGCGTTGGCGAAGGTCACGGTCTCGTCGGCCCAGGTCTTGACCTTCACATTGCCCGATACCCCGACGTAGAGCGCCAGCGCCCAGCTTGCCAGATCGGCGGCGTCGTTGGGGGTGATCGCAAACGCATGCTCGGCCGGATCGGCCAGGTTGGCCCGCCGGCCCGTGTAGCTTCCCATCAGCGCAGCTCCTTGAGATCGGCCTCGACCGGCGCCCAGAGCGCCTTCAGCGCCGCGGCGTGCGCCGCGAGGATGGGCTCGGACGCGAGCACGATCTCCAATCGCCGGCGCACCCCGTCGTCGCGCATCATGTCGTCGAACGCGTGCTTGAACACGTCCCAGTCCACGAGCAGCCTCGCGGCGGCCCGCAGACGGCGCAGCCACGTCATCGCTCCCTCCCCTCTCCGTTGGCGAACGGGCCCGACTTCGGGTAGCCGTTCGCAAACTTGCCCACAACGAAACCGATCAGCGTCATGACCGCACCCCCCAGCAGGTCGCTGCGGTCGCCGGGCGCGAAGACATAGAGCACCGCTACGAGCCCGGCCAGCCCCGCGGCGACGTAGACCTGCATCATGTGGAACCGGTTGGGCATGGACTCCCCCTCTCTCCGTCGTCCAGGCCAAGCCGGCGCAGCAAGGGGCCTGCCTCCGCGCCGAGCTGCCGATGGGCCAGCGCGGTCTGCGCCTCCTCCAGCGGATCGGTCGGCGTAACCGCGGGCCATTCGAGGTTCACGCGGAGGTCGCCGCCGAACCCCGCCATGGCCAGAAGCCTCCGACTGAGCTCGATGAGCATCTCACCGTACAGCGTCCGCTTGGTCTGCGTCTTCTCGACGATCGGCTGGTGCAGCATCCGAATGGCCACTCCCGTCAGGCGGCCGGATGGCGGCGCTCCCCCTCCCTGACCCGTATCCGGGAGACGCGCCGTAGCATGGAGCGACTCTCGCAGGCGGGCGAACAACTCGAGCGAGGGTCCGAGGTCGCCGTGCATCTCCAGCAGGTGGAGCGACGATCCCGCGTCGGGCAGGACGGTCACGTCGCTGGGCCCCAGCTCCAGGTCCTCCTGCCGAAAGCCGGAGCCCCAGAGCTTCGGGTGGGCGTGGAGGCGCACGATTCGCATGGCATTGGAGAGGACGAAGTTCATGGCGCGGCACACGCCCAGTACGTCCTCCTCGAGGTCGCCAAAGCCCCAGTACTCGTTCGGAGACGGTAGGTTCTGGCATGCCACGATCGGCGGCCACGCATAGGGCCACGCCACCGACCGCACCGTGTTCCACCGGGCGTCGTCGCCCTCCGACTCCTGGTCGGTTATGTCCCAGCCTCTCCCGCGAAGCGCGACGATCTGGCGATAGGCCCGCGGGCGGCCCGTCGCGGGCTCGATCCCGTGCCACTGGATGCGGTACGCGACCACCTGTTCCCAGTCGTCGGGGCGCCACTGCACCGACACCGTCATTGGGTCCAGCGCAACGAGGCGCGGGAGCCCGGACATCCCCGGCACGATCCGCACGAACGCGTGGCCGCATACGCCTCCGTTAACCGCGAGGCGATGGAGCAGCCCGGCCTTCCGGTTTTCGCGCCAGACCGCGTCGAGCCACGACCCGGCCCTGTCGGCCCCGGGCCCCTCGACGCGGATGCCCACATCGCCGCCGAACAGGAAGCTCACGCCGCGGTCCACGATGAGCCTGGCGAAGTTGACCCGGACGTTGTCGTCGTACTCGCCGGGCCTGACGCGCAGCGGACGGGGAGTGTCACCCGTGTATGCCGCCCACGCGCCTCGCATCCGCTCGGCCCGCGCGGCCTCGTCTCGCGCGGCTTCGTGCGCGACCAGGTCGGCCACCGACACCATGCCACCGCTCCTCCTCCGGCCCCGAGGGCCACCAATGCAGAAGGGCCGCCCTTCCGGGCGACCCCCCTTTGCTCTCTACCGCCGTCCCACCGCGCGGCGGAACGGCGCCTACTCCTCGGCCATGTCGTCCTGGATACCAAGGTCCTTGTAGAGGCCCTCCGGCAGGATGATCGTGCCGATCCGCTTCTCGTATTCCTGGACGTTCTTCCGCAGGAGCAGGCTCATGATCTTGGCGTGCTGCGGACTCATGCGAACGCGCACCTGCGACTTCGGGGGCTGATCCTGGACGACCATAACGCCGAAATCGAGCGCAAAGCCGTAGATGTTCGTCATGAAGTTGACCGAGTCCGTGTAGTACTCGGGCACCTCTTCGAACTCGTCCATGTCCATGGGGCTCTCCTGGCGGGTATATTCAGCATGGGAACGCGCCAGTGTACCCGAAGCCCCACCCCCCGTCAATCGTAGCAGGCAAGCCACACTAGTATACTGCCGTCTACTCTTTGGATTATTGCACGGGGACCGATAGGCGTCTATCCGTCTACCTATCTGGAGCCGCCAGTGGCCCCCGTCTACGCCGTCGTGAACCAGAAGGGCGGAGTCGGCAAGACGACGACCGCCGTCAACCTCGCGGCCTACCTCGCCCTGGCCGGCGCGCCGACTCTGCTCGTGGATCTCGATCCTCAGGCCAACGCGACCAGCGGCCTCGGCATCGAGAAGGGCGCCGTGGGCGCGGGTGCAGGGGCGCACCCCGGCATATACGACGTTCTTGTCAACGACACGCCGATCGAGGACGCTCTCACAGAGACCTGCGTTCCAGGACTGACGGCTCTGCCGGCGAACCTGGATCTCGCGGGCGCCGAAGTCGAGCTCATGGCACGCGTCGCCCGCGAGACGATCCTCAGGCGCGCGTTGGAGCCGATCCGCGACCGCTACGAAGTGATCCTGATGGACTCGCCGCCTTCGCTCGGTATCCTGACGGTCAACGGTCTCGCCGCCGCAGATGCGGCTATCGTGCCCATCCAGTGCGAGTACTATGCCCTCGAGGGCGTGAGCCAGCTCATGCGAACCATCGAGATCGTGCGACGACACATCAACCCCGACCTGGAGACGGCCCTCGTCGTCATGACCATGTTCGATGCCCGTGTGCGGCTGTCGCAGCAGGTTGTTGACGAAGTGCGGGCGGTGTTCGGCGAGCGCGTCTCGCCGACCATAGTGCCGAGGAATGTACGACTTTCGGAGGCGCCGAGCCACGGCAGGCCGATCGCCCTCTACGACGCCGGCAGCCGGGGGGCCGCGGCCTACCGTGCTCTGGCCGGGGAGGTAAGGGACCTTGGAAAAGCGCGTACTCGGTAG